TTAAAGTATTTATCCGGTGTTTGGTAAAGCTAAATTCTAAGAGAGCTACCTCCAGCTATAAAGGCTGCTTTGCTGTAAAAAGCATTGATGTAAAAATAGAAAAGGAGATACTTTGATAAAAAGTGTCAATTGATCTATAGCGGCGTTATATTGAGAAAAAAAACGGCGAAATTAAAATTGATTTGCGTGATATAGATAAAATTGAAAAAAAACTTACGTTTAAGTACTAACTTTAATCTCAAAAGTTTACTTAAAATGAATACAGTATTAGAAGCAGGTGGCTTATATAGAGATGTAATCGATTTAATCGCTAAAAAAATACACAATATGTATATAAAAGATATAACGACAAATATTCATTTATCTGAGTTTGAAAGATCTTTAATAGAATCAGACGGTGATTTTAGTAATACAAATATTATTACAAGTGAACATATGTATTTTTTAGGAGTATTCATTGACATTTCTAATACAAAAGAATTTATGTTATACACAAATACTATGAATAATGAAATAATACTTCTACTATTTGGTATGAAGAAACCTCAGGCTGAAGCCCTAGGCGAGCGAAGCGCAAGCGCAAGCGCATATTTTATCAAACGATGTTATTATAGTGATCCTAAAAAAATAAGTAATGAACATATTCATCATACTGTAAATTTTATTCAAAATAAAGTTAAATTACCTATTAAAATAGAAAACATATCCGAACTTAAATGTTATCGTCAATGGAAACACTCTGAAATATGTAAAATCATTGACAGCTTAGAAAACAAATTTGACCCAATGCCTGAACTTATTAATGACCACGACGAAGACGAAGATATGGATTTTGATTTTTGATTTTTGATTTTTAAATATAGAATTTATATATATATTAAATATAAATATGTCAGAAAAACCCAGATTTCCAATTAATGTTCAACCAGATGGATGGGTTCTTCCGAATAGAGCTAAATATATTAATTGGATCGATAAAGAATTTAAATATGCTTCCAAAGACACAAAACAAAAATGTACTAAATGTGAAGAAGGAGAAGCATGCCCCATAGAAAAAAACACAAAGCCTACTCAAGATGAAGTCAGCTTATTTCCACATCAAAAATTCGTAAAAGATTATATCCAATTCTCTAGTCCGTATCGAGGCATTCTTCTATATCATGGTTTAGGTAGTGGCAAATGTTTTGCATTGGATACTCCAATACTCATTTACCCGATCGGCACCAGAAAAGTTCAAGATATTCAAATTGGTGATCAAATTATGGGTGATGATTTTACACCTAGAACCGTTCTTACTCTAGCAACAGGGGTAGATGATATGTATAATATTATTTATCCAAATGGTGATAAATATACTGTAAATTCAGAACATATTTTATGTCTTAAAAAAACATATGATACCAATATCACCGACGACTACTATAATATCTCTGTTAAAAATCTTTTGAAACTAAAACACCTACAACTATTCGGATATAAAGCCAACCCTAATATTAAAATATATCCTATATCAATTGAATATGCAGGAAGAGATAATTATTATGGATTTTCAGTAGATGGTAATCATAAATTTCTTCTCGGAGATTTTACTGTTACTCATAATTCATGTTCATCTATAGCAGCTGCAGAAATTTTAATGAATCATATGGATGTTATTGTCATGCAACCAGCATCATTAAGAGGAAATTATATAAATGAAATACGTAAATGCGGACGCAAATACTATCAATTAAAACAACATTGGGTTAAACAACCAAATCCCTCAGAACAAGAACTTATGAAAGTTAATATCACACCCGCTCTTGTTAAAAAACATAAAGGATTATGGTCTACTTTACCAAATAAACCTTCTAATTTTACTGAACTTAAACAAGATGAAATAGATGAAATAATGTCTCAAACAAATAATATCATCGAAAACCGTTATCATTTTATTAATTTTGATGGTTTACGTAAAGATTCCATTATGAAAATGTTTGAACATGGAAATCCTTTTGATAATAAATGCGTTGTTATCGACGAAGTACATAATCTTATATCACGTATTAAAAATCGCGGTATTACCGGTCGTCCTATTTATAATGGATTAATGCAAGCTAAAAACTGTAAACTAATTTTATTATCAGGAACACCAGTTATTAATTATCCTTCTGAAATTTCTTATATTATTAATTTATTAACAGGTTATAGAACTCTTTATACTGCAGATTTAACAAAAGGATCACCCGATGATTTAGAAACAAAAATACAATCTCTAAAATATATAGATTATTATCAGATTGATAAACTAAGAAAAAAAATAATATTTTCATTTTTACCAGAACAATTTATATGGAAAAAAAATAGAAAGTTACTCGAGGTTAGCCGCGAGGCTAACCAATCCAACATCAATACTATATCTATCGTCGTATCCGAACTTAAATCACATGGTCTTTTAATAAGCGACCCAACTATACTATCTGCCGCCACTAAACCTAAGAAAGATACTGATAAATTATATAAAGTATTACCAGAAGATGATGAGGAATTCAATGAAACATTCGTAGATATGGAGAATTATGAATTCAAAAATTGCGAATTATTTATGCGGCGAATAATGGGGACAGTATCTTATTATAATAGTTATTCTCTAGAATTATTCCCCAGTGTTAAAATACATGAAGTACCTTTAACCATGCCTAAATATATGTTTAATGAATATCAAAAATGGCGTATAGAAGAAAGAAATAAAGAAAGAATGGGTGGAAAACCTGCAGCAAATGTATTTTCTACATCCGGACAAGTATATCGCTTTTATTCACGTGCTATATGCAATTTTGTATTTCCAGCAGAAATTAAACGTATTTTTCCATCTGATTTACGTAAAATGAAAAATGAAGTTGATGATGCAGATGATAACCTCGGCAATTTGCCAGAAGCCCCAGAAGCCCCAGAAAATAAAGATGATGGAAAAGATATAGATAAAAAATATAAGGAATCTTTAGATCGAGCTATTCGCGAATTAAGACAATCCGATCGTCTAGATATGGATAAAATCGGATTATCTTCACCTAAATTTTATGAAATTATGACAAAAATAAATGATCTAGATGGAACCGCTCTAATTTATTCTCAGTTTAGAATGGTAGAAGGATTAGGATTATTATCAGCTACGATGGACCGTAATGGATATAGTGAATTTAAGATTAAAAAGAATGAAAATGGTGAATGGATATTAAATATGCCTGACAAAGACCTGAATACATCAGAACCAAAGTATTTTCAATTCCGTGGTAATACAGAAGAAACACAGATTTTAATGAAGATTTTTAATTCTGATATAGAAAATGTACCTAAATTAATCCGAGAAAAACTATGGCATAAAGATAATCTCAGAGGTGAACTAATCAAAGTGATTATGATTACCCAATCCGGTTCTGAAGGTATTTCATTAAAGAATGTCCGACAAGTACATATAATGGAACCCTTCTGGAATCATATTCGTATAGATCAAGTCATAGGTCGCGCAGTTCGTACATGTTCGCATGTAGGACTACCCGCTGAAGATCGTAATGTGAATGTATATATTTATTATATGATTTTTACCAATGAACAGATTAAGGATTCATTTACGATTGCAGTAAAGGATAAATCATTAACTTCAGATCAATATCTATATGATATATCTAAAAAGAAAAAACGAATTGTGGATTCTATGTTGGATCTATTAAAAAAGGCATCAATTGATTGTGCCTTAAATGCTAAGTATCATAAATCTGCGGACCCAACTACTAAACTAAAATGTTTCGCATTCCCAGTTAATGTAGCAGATGATAAATTTACATTCACATTTGATATAAATAAAGATACATATGATAATGAATATAAACAGGAAATAGAACAAAAAGACTGGAACGGTCGCGTATTAGTCACTAAATATGGAAAATTCCTAATCCGCCCTGGAACCAATGATGTTTATGATTATGAAATATATTTAGAAACAGATCGCCTAGTTAGATTAGGAAAACTTATCCAAACTGCCGATGGAAAACGTATGATTAAAATGAAAGAGTCACCGCAGGCTTCGCCAGACATTGAATTTCCATCTAAACAACCTAAGCCAGCGGCTTCTTCAAAATCATCTGCGACCACCCTGGCCAGCACAACGACATCCACGGCCACGTCCACGACGAAATCATCTGCGACCACCCTGGCCAGCCCAACAGCAACCGAATCTTCTGAAGAATCGCCATCACATCCACCGCTAGCCATGCTTAAGAATCAGAGTAATAGTTGTTTTATTGATTCTGTTTTAATAGCTTTAATGCATATAAAGAAAGAGAATAATCCTATTTTAAAAGATATACTTGAATCCGCGAATTCGTATACAAATGTTAAAAATCGGCTAACCTTAGCAAAATATGGTGATTCTATTAAAGATGAATTAGTATCTATATATAATAAAATTCATGATAAAAATCAAAATCCCATATATATATGTGGATCATTGAGAGGTCTTTTTGATAAATTTGATAAACAATATACCAAACAAATTAATGAAAACTTAGAACAAATAGAATGGTTGAAATCTCAGCAAGAACCTGCTGATTTCATTCGCATTTTAGATCGTATTTTCAATATTCATAAAAATACAATGGTTCAAAATACAATTACTATAGATGAAGAAATCGCCAATTCCCCTCAAAAAGTAATGTTTAATGATATTATTATTGAACCTAAAAACACCACCATCAACATATCTGATTTTATCCCTGTTACCACCAATGAATTTATTAATAATATTACTCATAAAAAAACCATTACTAAACGCTCATATCTAGAATCGACGGGTCTATTTGTTAATATTATGCGAGGATATAAAGGCATTGCCGTAGGCAATACTAAAAGTACAGCACGTGTTATTACACCTGAAACCATTACTCTGGCCAATAATAAAGTACTAAATTTAGTGTCCATTATTGTTCATCATGGGCGTTCGATTGGATCTGGTCATTATACATGTATCGCAAAGCACGGAACAGCATGGTATAACTTTGATGATTTAAAAGACAATTATGAATATATCGGAAAGTTTGAGAATATCAGTGAAAATGTATTTAAGAACCAAGTTGCTTTAATATATATATAGGCGAGCCAAGCGGCGGCGATGAGATACACAGAGTTTCATGATATTCCTAATTATTTATTATTAGACATCATTGGACCGAAAATAGTATTATTAAATAAAATATGTTATCTACAATGCAAAGATATACTTCCATCTTATATGGCAAAAAAAAATGAGATTACTATATGTATTGCTATAAAGAAATTACTTATATCCAAAAAAGATAATATAGAACTTATTAAAAAAATATATAATAAAGAGAATATATTCGCCGCTAAATACCAAACTGTATGTATATCTCCATATATAAATAATATAATCCGGCTTGCAGCTGGAAATGGATGTATACAAATTTTACAGTATTTTTTAGAGTCTTATGGAAATAATTCTAATCTTAATAATGCAATCAGCTCAGCAATAAGACAATCACAATATAATAGCATTCGTATTATATTAGAATATACTAGAAGAAAAAAAATAGAAATAGATCAATCTATTATCACGCGATCTATTCGAGATCTTCTAAATAACATTTATGTCACTAAATATTTAGATAAAAATAATCATATGAATATATATGAGATTTTATGGATAGAATTAATAAAATTTCACGATATCGGACTTCAAATTGATAATATTAAAGATATAACTAACAAAATATTATTTCTCACATTATGATAAATGAGTTGCACATCTTGCGGAGTCCCAGAAATGTATCAAAATTATTCAGCATCTGAACAAGCCCCTTCAGGTAAGGCAGCTTGCCCTGCTAAAAGCATGCAACAATCATGCACCTACACTACTCAAGGCGAACTAATCTGCCAAAAAAACGAACAGATTGACAGAAAGAATGCCCCAGCTAATGAAGAAATGGCTAAGAATATTGACTTTGGTTTTGCTAAAACCGCGGCCCCTTGGACAAATATGTAATGTTCTGAAGAACTGGACCACACCATCCCTGATTCTTAGATATAAGTTCACCAATTATAGTAATATTATCTGGTAATACCACATCAGGCTCAGGTACCCCACCAGCACCTGACAGAGCTTCACTATGATAATGGGTGCCTTCTTTCCAATAATACTTTCTTTTTTCTATAATTTGAATTTCAGGATCTTTAAATTCAGTTTGTAACAGCCCACTCAATTCTTTTATAGATAACGGCCGCAATGCATCTGCATTTTTATTATCCGCATAAATCATATATAACTTATCTTTAATTGGAATTACTTTCTGTAATATATTATCACATATTGTATAATATTGTATAGGCAACTGCTTATTTAGCTCAACATAAATACGTATAAAATGCTGTGAATGTATACCAGGATAAATACCAGGAAATAATTTACGTAAACAATTTATAGTAACACCTACATATATATGAGAAGCATCATATATATGCAAACTTACGCCAAGATATTTAGCAGTTACTAATCCATTTTTAATTTTAATAACGGCAGTATTTTTCTTTATATGCATTCCTCGTTTGAGATGCGTAATCAGATTTTTCCATGAAAATTGGAATATTTTATGTTTCTCATACATATCTTCAAAACCATAATGTTTTAATGCAGTAGCTGGTTCAAAATTTTCAAAATCTGAATACCCTATTTCTTTTATAAATCTCTTATATACATATGCACCTAATACTCGTATTCCAAAAGATTTAAATGTATCTCCGTGTTTTATTTTATCTTGTTCCGCTTCAAGCTGCTTTATAACAGTTTCTGCACTAGGAATACCGCGCGTTTCAGATATATGATAGCTAATATCAAATTCCTGTAATAATTCTAATAATAATTTATCTTTATTATATCTACCAATGCCAGCACCTGTAGCAATTTCAACTCCATTAAAGTTATCCCATGCGATACGACCACCGATATGATTAGATTTTTCCAGAATAATCGTTTTAGCATGAGGATGTTTTTTGAGGAACAAATAGTTGGCATATAAAGAACTTATACCAGCACCAATAAAAACAGCATCATATTTCATCACGTATCTTTTATTTATTCAGATATATAAATGGATGCGGATATGAAAAATATGTTTGATAAAATGGGTAAATCTGTTGAATGTACTCTTAAACAATGTAAGAAAGAGCAAGCTGCCGCTTTATTAGCTAATAAAAAATTCACAGATGAGATAAATAATCAGTTTAAGAAAATGTCTCAGTTACATGGTGATAAAATGAAAGCTAAATCAGATAAAATCAAGACACAAATAGATATTAAATTAGATGCAATTAACAGTAAACTAACAGAATTAAATATGAAAATTAAAAATTCAGATGCAACTTTAGCTGTTGCTAAATGTTCTTATGATAAATGTATATCAGAAAAAAAAGAACTATTAGAAATTGTTTATAAAGTAACTAAAATGTCTTGTGAAAAGAATTCTAAAGCACAAGCAAAAGATTGCGATAAATCTAAGCAAATAAAGAAAGTATTGGATTTAATGAAAACGGGTAAGTTAACTTTAAAAAAAATGATAGATCTGCTTGCATCAGTGAATCTTTGAATTATTTATTTAAGTAATAATTGCCATTTGTCTTTTATATTGTTCTATTTCTTCACAAATAGAATCATTTGATTTAATTTTAATAAATTTCATTCCATGCGCAATACATAAATGTTCTTTTAGAATATCTCTAGTAATTTGATCATCAAATTCTTTTTTAGTTTTATGAAATTTATTCGGAAATTCATAATGTTGGTACCCATTATATTCGATTGCGATGTTTTGAGATTCATTGTATAAATCTATTTCCATTTGTGCTCCTGTAATATTATTAATTAACCATTTAGGATATGATTTTTCAAATACAAGTCCTGTATGTTTTTCTATCTCACTTTTAAATCTAAGTTCGGAAATAGAAGATGTATCTTTAATACATAATCCTTTATTTTCCAAATAAGTTTTTAAATTAGTAAGATTAATATTAAAACCATTTTGCTTTAATTTACCAATATTAAGCTTCCTAATAATTCCAGTAGTAATCGAATCACTATTACAATATTTATTATTGATCTGACATGATAGTATTCGCATTGTAAAAACATTAATAACTTCTTCTTTCATTTTAAGATGATCTCGTAGAAATAATATAAAATCATTATATAACTCATTGGTAGTAATAATTCGCTCTTTTTTGTGAAAATTTTTTTCAATGAAATTGGCAAAGAATTTCAATATTGGATCAATACTTACAGATTTAAGAGCTTCATATGTTTCGGTAATTGGTCGATCTTTAATCCAATTAACATTTTCAATATCAATAGATCTTAAATATTCGATAATAGCTTTTTGATTTCGAACATTACTCATATAATCTGCAAATTCATTAAAATACTTAGAATTTCCAATCATTTTATTTGAAGTTTCATATATAACATATCTACGAGTATTATCATTGATTTTAGCACATAATATATTATTAGTAGTAAATATAATTCTAGCAAAGTTCTGTAGTTCGATAGGATCAACTCCTTTTTGTTCATAATTAAAATGTGTACTTGTAATTATATTTTTAAGAATTTCGCTATTAGTGAATGTATCTTTTGAATTAGCTTCATCAAGATCGATAATAAGTTTATGTTTTCTTCCATTGCAGAATCTTCCGAATAAGTCTTTAACTGGATCAGCTGTTTCATAATAGTATTCTTTACCAATTATCTCTGAAAAATAATCCCAGAAGATATTTTTGCCAGCACCTTCTTCAGATAAGAATATTAAAGCAATTCCAATTAGTGTCCCTGGTTGTTGAATCAATTGAGCTAACCATTTAATTAGATAATCAAGTCCGTTATCGTTACATAAAATTTTAAGATGATTAATAAATGGTTGAATATTTTTAGAAGATTCTGATTTATCTTTATCTATTTTAAATCCTTTCCACATATTATATACGTTATTATTGCATTTAATAGGATAAGGGCAAAAATCTACAGAAGCGAATGTTTTAATATCTCTATCATCAAGCCATATATCAATAAATTTCATATTTTTTTCATTTTTATTTACTTTACAATATAGATTGTTATAGACTTCTTTAAGAGCTTTTTTATTACGTATAATATCAGATTTGTTATTAGATACTTCTATATATGAAATCGGATTCATAATTTTAAAGTTTGTTTTTTCAAATATAGTTTTAACATATTTGTAATCATATGTAATTTCTGAATACCATATATCTTCTAACAATACAGAATCTATAAAATAATTAACAATCTGACGTTTATTAATTATCTTTTGATAATTATCAGTCATTTTAACTATATAGTATATATATCAATATTTTAAAATAATTTTCAAATTTTTTAGAATTAAACGTTTATTTAATATAAAATATTAAATTAAATAGATGAATCTTCATAAAACTTAAAAGGTTTTGCTAGTACTTAAGGACATCTAGCACTTAAGGACATCTAGCACTTAAGGACTTCTAGCACTTAAGGACTTCTAGCACTTAAGGACTTCTAGCACTTAAAGACTTCTAGCACTTAAAGACTTCTAGCACTTAAAGACTTCTAGCACTTAAGGACTTCTAGCACTTAAGGACTTCTAGCACTTAAGGACTTCTAGCACTTAAGGACTTCTAGCACTTAAGGACTTCTAGCACTTAAGGACTTCTAGCACTTAAGGACTTCTAGCACTTAAGGACTTAAAGCACTTAATGACTGCTAGCACTTAAGGAGTTAAAGATCCTCCTAAAGATTTTTACTGTATTTAAGTTGTATTTTTTTTTCAAGACTTTTTAGATTTTCTAAATTCATTTTTAAAAAGTTATAAAATAAAATTCTAAAACATTATATGCAAATAAAGATCCTCCTAAAGATTCTTGTATGTTAATTTGTTTTTAAAATTTAGAAAGACTTTAGAAATTTTTCTATTTTGAATTTTATAAAAAGTTCTGTAAAAAATATATACTTTTATACAACAGCACTTAAAGACATCTAGCACTTAAGGACTTCTAGCAAAAGGAAAGGTGCGGAAAACCTGGGTTTTCTGCAGCACTTAAGGACTTCTAGCAAAAGGAAAGGTGCGGAAAACCTGGGTTTTCTGCAGCACTTAAGGACATCTAGAAAAAAGAAAGATTCTAACGCAACACCTGGGATTTCACAATTATTCAGGTAAAATCAATTCTTTATTAAATGCAATATAGTAATTTTCACTTCCACCAGTTGATAATTTCTTTCTTCTAATATATTGTTTTTTGGCACCATCAACTTCATCACATTTATTCATAATAGGTTTAATTGCATTTTCATTAGCCATTTTATATATAATAATATATTTAGTTATTTATCCATCATTTCTATGAAAATTTGATATTATATTTAAATATTGTATTACATATATTTTTAGAATTACAATGACAGAAGCTTACTATCAGCGATATTTACAGAAATATTTAGGTGGTAAACATATGCAATTAAAAATAGGACAAACAGATATTACAACTGAAGCGTTTCATGCTGAAATAAAAGAGTGGTCTAATTGGAAAAACGCAGTTGGTCAATTACAAGTTTATTGTTATGTAGAATATCGAGAAGAATTACGTTTATATTTATTTGGAACATCTAATAAAAAATTTAAAAATGATTATGTAAACATTATTATTGGTTTAAATATTAAACCATATGAATTAATTAAAACAGAAACTGGTATTGATATAATTGATTTAGAAACAAATATAAAATTAGATTCTATTTTAGAAAATGAACAAGATGAAAAGAATGTTATCAAACTTATAAATAAAATAAATGAACAAGACGAAAATCAAATAATAGATATGTTTAATAAATTATTAAACATATCTATTGATGATAAATTTAATATAAATTTAGATGATGTTTCAAAATTATTAAATTGTAATAAATGTGAACTTATTTCTACATTGCGTAGGTCTTACACTAAAAATATAGATTATACTATTAAAAATGATGTTAATCCAAATTATTCAAAAGGAATTAAAACGTCAAATAATTATAAAAAAGTTATGATTACACATGATACATTTAAAAGATTAATAATGTCATCAAATGCAAAAAACGCAGACATAGCAAGAAAATATATTTAAGATATTAGGATCTTCTCATTTTTTTAACCAAAAAATCATAAAAATTTGAAATCAAAATTTGAAATCAAAATTTGAAATCAAAATTTGAAATCAAAATTTGAAATCCACACAAAACATCCAACCCAAATCTCCATGAAAATCTCTATTGACGGCAATATAGGTGCTGGTAAAACAACAGTATTAAAACAGCTAGCATGCGAATACAAAGTTATATTGGAGCCTGTTGAAGAATGGAAAGATTATTTAACAAGATTTTACCAAGATCCTATTCGTTGGGGATTCTGTTTTAACCTAAAGGTTTTATGTTCATTTGCACCCTGGAAATCTACGAAA